GAGCACTAACAGTTTCGGTATTAGGACTGGCCCTAAATTGAGTGAGTGCAAGGTTAGCTGAACTAACATCCACAACTCTAACGATTGAGCTGCCTCTTGTAGTGTTTATAATTTCGTATGCCATGTTATTTTATTCCCATTGATTTGCGGCGTCTAAGAGAAATACTGCGTTTCATTAATGTTCTACGCAATTTTGCTTTTCCCTTTGTCTTCCAGTATCGTTTTAATTTTCTTGACTTCTGTAATCTTTGT